GGGATAGCTGTCCATGGTTATACATTATATTATATATTGATATATGGCAACTAAGAAAACATGTGCTTCTGCCACAGACCTCTATGAGGATGTGTTGAAGTGTCCCGGTGAAAAGAGACTGCCTGGTGTCAGAGCCTACGGTTTCTTCATTCCAAGACGTTACATCACCAAGTTAGCTGAGCCGCAAAAGGAGGCTGCCACCTCACTCAAGGATTATCTCGTCATCAAGGATAACCACACCATTCAGGCTGACAAGGTCTGGTTTAAGGTAGCCTTCGTCACAGACAAGAGTTCCTTCTCGCAAGAGGCGCAGGGTGAGCATAGCTGCAAGACAATGAACCTCAAGGCTACTCTCATCCTCCCAGGAACAGAGGAGGAAGCTTCAGCACTGGCTTCCATCCTCCTCAACGATGATTGCATCTTCATGGTACCTGAGCGCAACGGCAAGCTTCGCCAGTTCGGTGACGAGACCTTCGAGGTCGACGTGACACCTTCTCAGTCTTCTGGTGCAGGCATCGCAGACGAGACCAACACCACACTGGAGATCTCTGTCAGCTGCGAGACCATGCCTCCATTTTATTTTGGTACCCTCACAACTGCTGAAGGAACCATCAGCGGCAAGGATTGCAAGCCAGTGGAGGTCGCTGCTGGTACAGATGGCCATTAACAAGGGATTCGATTTTCCTACATAACTACTATCAGTGGCGGGGCGATGCTTACATGAGCTCGCCTCGCCATTTTAATTTTCTATTTATTATGAATGATCCGAAATTCACCGAAAAGTTAAAGAAGTGGTTTGAAAGCGAGCATACCGATGCCAACATCAGGGAGGGAGCGCTGCTCCTCCTTCAGATGAATAACAATCGCCACCTCTACCAGCTCATCAACTTTGACCCTCAGGGCAAACTCGAGTTGCTCAAATATGAGCTGCAGAAACATCTCAATTATCGCATCGAGGGCATGACCATCGATGATGTGAGAGACTACGACAAGAAGGTCACGCCTATCCTTCAGACTGCGGTTGACAAAACATCAGAGGCAGACAATATTGCCAAGCAGCTTGCACCTCATCTTCCGGTCGTGGAGTCAGAAAACCTCGATTCCATCGTGCCTTCAGCCATCGTAGCCAAGGGCAAACGAGCAGACCATGACCAGTTGCCTGATAACATCCAGGCTATTTGGGAAAATAACTGCGCTCTGTGGAAGAAAATCAAGGAACACTTTGAGGCTTGCAAAGCTTACGACATGTCATGTGACAGATACGAGGGCTTGCATGCTGCCGACGAAGACTTCAAGCGCATGCTCCTTACACTCAAGGAGGAGTACTATGCATACAAGCAGGCCATGGACGTCTATGACCATGCCAAGCCGGGTGATGCCGAGAAGCAGCCAGCGGAGGAGCAGCCAGAAGCAGCCATCACCTCCAAGCAGATTGGCAATGCTCGATCCTACATCACCAAGAACCTTGACCAACTCATTGGATTCGTGGAGGCTGGCAACACAGACAAGGCTGATGCCTTGCGAGCTAAGGTCAATGAGCGTGTGCAGCTCTTGATTACAGCCAAGGCTGAAATCACCGCTGATACCATCGCCAAGCTTCAGCAGGCGGACATAACTGTCAGCGAGGAGCAGAAGGCTGAGGAGATAGAAGACCATGAGGGTGAAACAGATACAGCAAGTCCTGAAGCCGCTCAAGCAGAGTAATTCGCAGGTCTTCCTGGGCCAAGGTCTTCACACTCTTGGACTATTGGGGTGGATATTGGAGCAGACTGGTGCAGCTCACATTGCTGTCACCACCTTCTCCACATCCGATGCCTTCCTCTGTGGAGTCATCAACCTTCGCAAGCGAGGGTTGATTAACTCCTCAGTGTTAGTGGCTGACATTAAAGCGTCAAGTAAAACTTTAAAGCTAAGTCGCTTGATGACAGAGGCTTTTGATGAAGTTAGGCTGACGCTTAACCACTCCAAGGTCATGCTCGTTGCTAACAACGAGTGGTTAGTCTCCGTGATAACATCTCAGAACCAGACCTATGGTGACCGTGCTGAGTGCACGTTCATCACGACTGACAGAGATGTGTATCTCAATCTCAATAACATGTTAAATAATTTGCTGGATGATACGACAACAATTTCCCTATCTGGAAGAGAGTGAACTTTACCTGCAGACGGTCTATGACCTGGCAAAGACCATGACACCGGTCGATGAGGTATCCATAATGATGGAACTGCCTCCCGACGAGGCCATGGCCATGCAGTTGGAGCTGCAGGAGCCGCGCTCACCCTATCGACACCGCTACCTCAAAGGTTTAGCGGAGACCGCTAACGAGCTGCGTATCAATAATATCGCACTCGCCAAGGTAGGTTCTCCCGGAGCCTACCAGTCCATCATGTCGCAACTCTCGCAGATTATGGCTAACCTCAGTTAGATATGAGTCTACCAGTCAACATTGATGACTACATGAAGTACATGCCTCTCAACGAGGATGAGCTTCAGGAACTTCATATCTCCGCCATCGTCAAGGCGAGAGTGGAGCGGCTGCGTGGCTGCTACGCCTTCTGGCTGCGCTATCCACGCTTTACCGTCAGGGAAATGGTTGATCAGGACAAGGCCATGTTCGGCGTCAGCGAGACCCAGGCATACGATGATATTCATCTCTGCCAGGTCATGCTCGGCAACCTCAACGCCGCCTCAAAGGAGTTTTGGCGATGGAAAGTCAATCAGGAGATAGACGAGGACCGCAAGGCTGCCAAGGCAGCAGGGGATTTCCGTGCCCTAGCCCAGATGCAGAAAAACCGCATCAAGAATAACCGAACCGACACGCCTGATGAGCCGGAACTTGCCTTCGACAAGATTGTTCCTGTTGAGTTCCGCATGACGGATGATCCGTCAGTCATCGGTTTGCAGAAGATTCCTAATCTTCGTGCGAAAATCAAGAAAATGGAGAAGCGCTACTCGATGCCGGACATCGAGGATGCTGACTTCGAAGAACTTCCGCCAGATGATGACAGCAAGACCTAAGGAGTTATTTTTCAATGACGAGCAGTCGCGCGTCCTGCAGCTCATGCCCAAGACGCTGGTCTGCGAGTGGGGGCGTGGTACCGGAAAGGGTGTGGTCGAGGCTGGCCGCATCCTCTATGCCGTACAGCACATGCCGGGTTCGTGCCTGGGCATGGTGGCACCATCGGTCAAGCGATGCCAGACCAACATCCTTCCTTCAGCTCTCGTGCATCTCGAGGAGTGGGGCTACAAGAGAGATGTTCACTACATAGTGGGCAAGAAACCATGGAAGGCGCTGCATTGGCAGGAACCACACTTCCAGCCCATGAACTGGGAAAATACCGTAGCCTTCTATAATGGCAGCTACCTCAACATCATCTCTCAGGACCGCAGCGGTACCTCCAACTCCCTCTCACTCGACCATGTTTTTATTGACGAGGCGAAGTTTATCGACTGGGAGCAGCTTAACAATGAGACGCTCCCTGCCAATCGAGGCAACAAGCAGCTGTTCGGTGACTGCTGCCTCCACCATGGTCTGACCATTACTTCAGATACTTCAGCAACAAAGAAAGGTTCCTGGTTCATGTCGTGGGAGAAGAAGATGGATAAGGAGCTGATTGCTACTCTCGAGACGGTACTGGTGCATCTGCATAGCATCCGAAACAAGCTGGCTGCTCACCCAGAGCGGTACGATTACTACATGTCGCAGGTGCAGAAATACGAGAAGGTTCTGCACTCCCTCCGCTCCTATGCCCTGGTGTATTCCAGGTGCTCGAGCATTCAGAACCTCGCAGTTCTGGGCGAGGACTTCATCAGACAGATGAAGCGAGACCTGCCAAAGATGACCTTCCTCACGAGCATCATGTGCCAGCATGTTGGCATCGCACAGGATGGTTTCTACTCCGGGCTTGATGAGGATCGCAACTTCTATACGGCACCGAACACCAGGTTCCTCAATGACCTGCAGTATAAGTTCGACCCTAAGCACGACAAGCCGGACTGCCGCATGGATGGCGACCTGGAGGACGGTTTACCGCTGATTATCGGTTCCGATGCCAACAACAACATCAACTGTCTCGTTGTCGGGCAGGTGGGTTCAGATACCAAGCTGCGCATCGTCAACTCATTCTATGTCAAGTATGACCGGAAGTTGCCTGAGCTCGCTCAGGACTTTTGTGATTATTACAAGTATCTCAAGAACAAACGAGTCATCTTTTATTACGATGCCACCTTTGTGGGCAACTCCTATGCAACTCACAACGATAAGTTCTACCAGATTATCACCAAGGTGCTCCGACGCAATGGATGGCTCGTTACGGAGGTTTACATCGGCAAGCCGATGAACCATCTTGAGAAACAATTGCTCATCGACCGCATGTTTAAGGGTCATGCGCGCCACATGGTCCTCATCAACCAGGACAACAACGAGGATCTGATCATCTCCATCGAGAGTGCCGGCTGTTATAACAACGGCAAGGATAAGCGAGGCGAAAAACTCGTGGAGACAGACGAGGACAGGCTGGAGAACCGCACCGACTTCTCCGATGCCTTCGATACCGTCTGCATTGGTGCTGAGAAGTTCCCTCAGGCTGCCATATACATGGGCGGTCTCTCTTGTTACCGAAAATGATTTTGCTTTCTATATATTTAGGTTATTAGTTATTATTTTCTCTATTGTTGATTGGAGGCTGTTGCCCGTGAGGGTAGCAGCCTTTTTGGGGTTTCTGTAAAGCGGTATCGCCCTATGGGGCGATGGATTGCTTGATTCGCCGTTCCGTATATTTTATCCTCGCATTCTCCGCCACCCGTGATGTGTACCCATCCGAAATTTCCTGTGCAAAGGTAGCTTCTGGCGATCCAATCCTGCGCATGAACCTGGGTTAACAAAAGCCAAAGGTTCTTTACGCCTTGCTAAACCTTTACCTTTTGTGTAACACAGAACCCCACGCTGGTTTGTCTCTGCCAGCGCAGTGTGATGGCACAGGAAAAATCGAAAGGGCACACCGGGCTTTGAACGGAATGCAATTAAAAAAAATACTCCACAGCAGGAGTGGGAAAAATCTCTGGACTCCCAAACATTACCAGAATACAATTTTCAAACTTTATAAATTTTTTCGATATGAGACAGAATTATTTCTTTGAGTACGTTCCAAACGCTTATCTCAACCTTTGCGTAGATAAGGCTAAGCAGATGGCAAACAACCGCTTCGTTTACGACTTCAAGGCAGGCGACAAGATGGCGGCACAAATCTGCGCTGAGTGGCTAGTCCGCTATCTGACAAGACAATACGGCAACTTGTTAAAGGACTTCGTCGTAGTCTTCGCTCCATGCAGCTCCCAGTGGAAGTATAACAAGCGATTCGGCTATTTCGCTGCAATCCTCAATGCAGCAGGCATCATGACCGCAAACGAGCACATGAGCATCTATGGCGAGCGCAAGCCAACACACAACGGAGGCAGCCACTTCGTCAACGAGGACATTTATCATGTTTCGGTAGATGGCGAGTACTTCAAGGGCAAGCAGGTCATTCTATTCGACGACCTGCTGACTAGCGGCAAGACCATCGAGGACTTCAGAAGAAAGTTGGAGGCGGCAGGTGCTTATGTGGAGAGAGAAATCTTTTTGGCTCGCACAGTTCACCACGACCCAATAAGCAACAGAGGCGTGTTGCAGGAGATGGAAGACGGCTTCTATGAAGCCGTAGCACGTTCTAAGAGATGTTTTCCACAGGGCGTTAAGATAGACAAAACAAACAACAACTATAATAAAGTAGCGTAACATGAAGAAGTACAATAATATACTAGCAGACGAGCGACCAGAGTTCAAGGCAGCTAATTACGGATTCGATTCACTCAGTAACACCGAATTGTTATCAATGATAATCAACAGAGGGGCAGGAACCACCGAAAGCCTAAGCCAGGCAAGGCAGTTGATGAATATCGCAGACGGAAGCCTGAGTAACCTTGCAAAGTTATCCATGGACGAAATGCAGGTAGTGCAGGGGATAGGCGACTGCAAGGCGTTGGCAGTACTCGCAGCCATCGAGCTAGGCAAGCGCAGAGCACTAGAGCGCATGCCGACAAAGCCAGACCTAGGAAGCAGTCTAGCCATCTACAACTACATGCTTCCGCAGATGGCAGACCTCAAGGTGGAGCAGGCACACGCCATCTTTATGAACCAAAATTTCAGACTCATTAAAAGCGTGAAGCTGAGCCAGGGAGGGATAACAGAGACTTCCGTGGATATACGTATCCTCATGAGGGAGGCAGTTATGAGCGGCGCAACTATCATGGCATTCGTGCACAATCACCCATCGGGCAACACGCAGCCTAGCAAGGCGGACGATGTACTGACCCAGCAGATAGCCAAGGCTTGCCAAATCATGCGCATCTTCTTTATGGACCATGTGATAGTAGCAGATGGAAGCTTCTATAGCTACCACGACAAGGGCAGACTATAGACATCAGGGGCAGCGTGAGAGGAACACGTTGCCCTTTCACTTGCTTGCAAACTTGCTGATAACCGCGGATGAAGGGAAGGGGATAGAGTAGCGGGGGCGATGGCAATTCGGGGCAGCAGTCGGGGATAGGGGCAATTGCCACATGAAAAAATCCCTTACATATACCGCTCCAGTCAGCCATGGCAATTGCCTCCGAGCGTAGGGCGGTGGGGGCTATGCTTACAGCAAGGCACGCCCTTTTTTGCTTCAACTTTCTAAAAATCCATGATTTTCAGCAAGTTGGCAAAAATGACCGTGGAAAATTTGTGCATAATGCCCAAATTTTGCAATCAATTGCCATTGATTGCCCGCTCGAAAACGGCTACTTATGCCAATTTCCATGAAATTGCCACAAGAAACGAGCCGTTTTCGAGCGAACCCCTACATTGCATTTCGGGGTAAAAGAGGTAATAACATTGTTTGACATCATTCAAGAATGATGAGAAAAAGAGGTAAAAACCGTGTTTGATGGGGGTGAAATGTTAGATCTTAGTTAATATAACAAAAATGTTACCTAAATATTTGGTTATATATAGCTTTTTTGTTACCTTTGCATCGTCGAAATGACAAAGAGTTCATTGATTTTATGAAAACAAAAGATTTGATTAAGAGACTGAGAGATGCGGGATGCGTCCTGTCTCGACATGGTGGAAATCACGATAAGTGGACTAATCCTAAAACGGGTAAGTCGCAGTTCGTGCCAAGACATAGTGGTGAGGTTCCTACGGGACTTGCCAATAACATCTTGAGAGACTTGGTTGGGGCTTAGCCCCAACCTTCCACCCTTAAATCCTTTTGTGTTTTGTGAGGGATATGGACTCTTTTTTATAAGGTAACTATATAAATAATATATTAATATGAAGGTACAGATTATAGTGGAGCAGGCATCTGATGGCAAGTTTTGGTGCTATACAGAGCAGGGCATCGGAAATGTTGGTCTGAGTGCCATGGGTGACTCTGTGGCAGCTGCAAAAGCTGACTTGATGGAATGCTGCGAGGAAGCAAGGCAGGATGCTGAGGAGAATGGCAAGGCGTTCCCCGAGGTGGAGTTTGAATATAAGTACGACCTTCAGTCGTTCTTCAATTACTTCTCTTTCCTCAACGTCTCGGACATCGCAAAAAGAGCGGGCATCAATCCATCGCTCATGCGACAATATAGCCGTGGCATCAAAAAAGCTGGAGAGAAGACTTACGAGCGTCTCACGGCATGTATGGCTGGCATTACTAAGGATTTACAGGCAGCCGTGTTCTAACATAGGCTGTGTTTTCATAAAACAATAAAATGAACTCTTTAAGCCCCTGGTGCGTGATGCATCGGGGGCTTTTTCGTCTCCAAATGTTAAAAATGAGTTAAACATAAAAGAAAGTTTATGTTTTATTTGGTTATTAAAGGAATTTTATGTACCTTTGCATCGTGATTAGATAACAAGATGTTTAACAATTAAATTTTAAGCGCATGACACAAAAAGAGTTAGAGCAAGAAATTAAAAGAAAGGAAGACGAAATCAAGGCTCTTCTTGAACTGAAAGACTTGGTTTTCGATTATGAGAGACAGATTGATTTGAGACTCGCAGACCTTTCTAAGCTTTACAAGCAAAGAAAAAACTAAAAAAGTCCTCCCCTACGGGGGAGGTTCTTTGAACAATATAAATATAAGAATATGGAGAATATTAAAGAATTAATGGCAGAGTACATGGCATTGGCTAGCAAGCAGGATGCCAAGAGCAAAGAGCGCAGAGACGAGATTCATCGCTATCTCAGCGCAAATGCTACGGAGGAGGATAAGAAATATATTAGTGAGGTGGTTGTAGATAGAGTAGCAAACTTGAAACTGGAGGTTGCCACTTTGCGTGAGCAGCTTGCAGAGGCAGATTACAAATTGCTTCCACTTCGATACATCGCACAGAAATACTTCGGTAAAAGCGCTGCATGGCTCTCTCAGCGTCTCAATGGGTCAGAGGTTCGTGGTCATGTTTACACGCTCAATTCCGAGCAGAAAGATATTTTCAATCGTGCCGTCCAGGAGATTGGACAACGCATTAGCGCTTTGCAGTTAGCATAGGGTTATCTATTCACACACCGTCCCCGACACGATTCCGTGCCGGGGACTTCATTTAAGCAGTTTTTGACATGAGAATTATTAAACTAAACGATGATGAGTGGAGCCACTCCAGTGATGACGGCAGTGGATACTCAAATGAGGGACATTTTCAAAACAAGAAGAATATGAATGAGAATAAGATTATAGACTACATATTGGGACTGTTCACCAAAAACGAAATGAGCAAAGATGATATTCATTGGACTATCAATGAGAAGTTTGATTATGACAATGAACCATTGCTGATATTGAACAGACTGATAAGAGAAGGACTCATCCTCGAAATGGGAGAAGCATACTATAGCCTTACCAGTGAAGGACGGAAGGCCAAAAACGGATACGCGAAATATGTAAGGAACCGAAAATTCTGGCAATACATCGACAAGGCCAACAAGGTTTCTACCCTTGTAAAGTTCCTCTATGGTGCAGGAGGCTTCATTGCTGGATGGCTGGCCAAGGCCTTAGCAAATGTTCTTGGCATGTAGCAGGGCTACCAGCAGAAACAGGCATACCAGGATAAGAACCAGGATACCTAGTATGCTTTTTACAGCATATCCCAACCCGCCATTTTTATGATAGTCGTGCCAGATGGGGCTGAATGCATCCAACAGGGAGCGCTGCTGCTTCTCGAGTATCTCTACTCGCTTCAAGAGATCTTTTTCTTCCATACCTTATATATTATTCTATTAAAAATGAAAAACGATGCAAATATACGGATTTTTCACGGAAAATCGAGGAAAATACGTGAAAAATCGAGGAAAATGCAGGGAAAATCGAGGAATTTCCGAGGAATCCATTCCCTGATGCGGAGGAGCCGAAGGTCGTTTTCGGTCGTAATCCGCTCGTAATTCGGTCGTTTTTCCGGTCATTCCCGGTCATTTTCCGATTGATTCCGATTGATTCCGATTGATTCCTCAAAATCATTCCTTTTCTTTCCTTTTCATTCCTCAACCCATGTTTTTATGCTCTACAACATAAAAAAGTCATTTTATTTAAAATTTCCAGCATTTTTATTTGGCGGTTCCAAATATTCTTCTTACCTTTGCCAACGCTTAACAGATGATTGTAGACAATCCGGCAGGGCGACCGTTTCGCCTATGGCTTCTAGCCGCAGGCTTTTTTTATGCCTAGGAAAATCTTTTTTTCTAACTGGGAAAATAATTTTTCCCAACTGGGAAAATAGATATGCCCAAAAAGTACCAATTTATTGGCATCAATAAAAAGGTGTACCGATATGGCGGCTGCATGAACCGTAGATTTGATAAGTCCTTCCGGATAAGTCATCATCTGTTAAGCAACGGGGAATGCAGCCGCCACCCTTTTGTACAATCGGCTGTTAATGCTTAACAGATGATGCAAGATGCAGAATTCTATTTTAATTAATGATGCGATGCAGGCTAAGCCTGCCGGCATCCACGTGAATGTGAACGAGGGAATGAAATCCCTCAAGTGTGCAATCAAGCGCGAGGCAAAGCGTCTCATGGCTACCAAGAGCGAGACCTTCAGCTTCCTCTGCGAGGAGAAGGTAACCTATGGCGAGGTAGCAATGACCATGGCGGGCATGTTTGCCCTGGTTATGCTTGTGTTTATCGGTGGTTATCTTTTCGGAGGGGAGGTAGCATGATGAAGAAAAGTAGAAACCGCAGAAGACGCACGGAAAAGCTGACTACAAAGGACATCAGCAACTACAAGTTCTTCATGAATATTGGCAAAAAAATGAACGCCCATAAGGTGGAATTCAAATTTCAGAGAGCCAACAAGAATATTTTTTCTGTTGCATTCATCGAGGATGCTCCACATAAGCAGACTGTTATCCGATGGCATGACCATCGCTACTTTGCTCTTCGATATGGAGCTAAGGAGGCTAAGCCACTTAATATGACTCTGGCCAAGTGGAAAACCATAAACAACGATTAGGCATGAAAAAGAATAAGAAGAAAGTCAAGAGAGACGTTCTCTTGCTATATTTCAAGCGCCGTCGCATTCGCGCTGCGCTCGAAACACGTTGGTGGACGCTTGATATCAAGCGTAAGGAGCTATACAAACTCGTGGAGTACGCCAAGATTCAGTCAAGATACTGTGTTAATCAAGACTGCCACCGCATTGTCGGCAGATACCTCAGAGAACTGGAGCGAGAGGAGATCCGTGTTACCAGACTTCAGACCAAATACGACCTTTGGGCTTCCCGTCTGGGCTACTGGGTTGACCTCTATGAGACGGCATTGAACCGCCTGCACCCTGGAGACGATATTTAAGTTTCACCCTTTTAAAAAAGAATATTATGCCAAGAAATACAGATTATTTCGACAGCGAGCAGTTTGAGCAGGATCTGCTCGACGCTTACTTCCATTTCCGCTGCAACCTCCCTATGAAGGATGCAGACACCGGTCTCGACTACAAGAAGAGTTTCAAGACCTCCCAGGACATCGCCACGGAACTTGATGACATGGGCGGTGTCAGTATAGAAGCCATCAACCAGTACCTGCAGGCGCATGACTACCAGGTAGCCACGCAGCCAGACGGCACCGTGGCATGGGCTATATGGGAGAGAGTTGTCAAGCCGGATAGCCTGGTTTAAGTTAAAAACTCATATAAATTTCAAGTACTACCATGTATTATGAATAGTTTTTCGTACCTTTGCAGTACGAAAAATTTTATAAAGTCTGAAAAGCTTTGATGCGGCTGACCGCCCGTGAGGGTAGTCAGCCGTATTTTTATTTTTATCCCCTCCATATTATCTTTGCACAAAAAAAGATAATATATGACCATCACATCACTTCCGTCGGGCAGCTTCTTCCTTGAAAACCTCCCCGACATCGATATTCTCACGGCCAAGACGCGCCTGCTCGTCACCATCAAGATAGGTGACGACATCATCTACGATGAGTATCTCTATCCAGCCGATGGAGAGGTCACCGTGAGCGACCTTGCCGACATCTTCCGTCCCTATGCACGCCGGAGGCTGGCAGTCACAGCCACCATCACCATCGCCGAGCAACAGGTTCCGGAATCCGGAGACACCGACTCGGCTACAGTCACCGATACGCAGAAAGCCACCCTGATGGTTTACTATTCCACCGTGGACATCGTGGGCGTGGACTGCTCTACATTCCTCAGCACCCACTTCCTCACCCTGCTGGAGGGGCACAAGACCACCTACATGGGGCGCCTGGAGTATCTTCACTACATGGGCAAGGACACCGCACAGGTCACCGCACACTACGCCGACAAATCTACGAAACCGTTTACCGCACCAGCCGTCGGCGGCAATGACATCTACACCACCATCGACGTTTCTCCGTCTCGTTTCGAGACCGAGGGTACCGACCTTCTCTACTACGTGGTAGAGGCAGGCTCACGCTCCATGACCCTCATCATAGACAGCGAGGAGCGTGACGTGGCACCGACCCTGCTCTTCACGAACTCGTTCGGCTGCCAGGAGCTCATCTACTGCACGGGCAAGCACGAGGTTGACCCGCAGTACACCCGCGATGCAGCCTACATGGGCGGCATCAGGGTAAACTACCGCATCACCGAGCAGCGCACCTTCAACGCCGATACGGGCTATCTGGGCACAGACATGGCCAACTGGGCAGATGATCTGTTCCGCTCAGACGAGGTATATCTGGTCAACTTCATCGGCGGCGTTGCCAAGGTGGGCAAGCGTGTCACCCTCTCAGACTCCAAGTCCAAGCGTGACAACCTGCGCGACAGCGTGCCACGCTTCACCTTCAGTTACACTTACGCCCAGCGCCAGCACAACGTGCTTGACCTGCAGCGAGCCGGCCGTATCTTCGACAACACCTTTGATAACACCTTCAACTGATGAGACGCACGGCTTACCACCTCACAGAGGTGCTGCGTCTCCTGGCCAAGGCAGAGCGAGACCGCTCAACCATTAACCTGAAGGCGTGGACATCAGACGGCGAGACCGTCGATTATACAGGATGGCTGGTCAGGGGCAGCAGCTGGCGAGGCGGTTTCCACCGTCTGGTCAATCCGGCAAATGCCGAGGTTCGCACCGTTCCGGACATCTACATTCACCAGTTCCTGGGCTTACCAGTATATTTATGACATGAAACAGAAAAAATATCAGCTTCAGCAAGTGGGAGCCAGCGGTTCCTACAGCCGCTACGCCCTCGTGGCAGAGGGTGTGAGCAGGGTTACAGACTCCACCACCATCGAGCAGCAGTATGGGCAGGATACCAGTTTCCTGGGTTCCGGAGAGGTGGGCGACGCCACCACGGGCATCCTGGAGGCTCAGGGCGGCAAGCTCTTCGAGTATGTGAACTATGGCGATGGCAACGACATGCCATACATCCTGCAGCAGTTGCTGCGCCGCAACATGGTGGCGCAGCGAGCCATGGCGTTCAACGTCCAGTGCTGCTACGGCCAGGGTGTGCGCTTCATGGACAGGGAGACCAAGCAGGACACCACCGACGCAGAGATCCGCGACTTCTGCCTGAAGAACTCCATCCACGAGGTCTTCATGCAGCAGGCAACAGACATGAAGTTCTTCTTCTGGTCGGTAGAGGTCATCATCCTGAGCCGTGACCACTCCAAGATAGTCAACATCCGCCACAAGGACGTTTCCTACTGCCGACTGGAGGTACCCAATGACAAGGGGCGCATAGAGCATGTCTTCTTCGGCGACTTCCGCAACGTCATGTCGCCGGTCCACACTGAAGTCATCCCGCTGCTCGACCTCTACGACCCGCTGGGCGACCTCATGGCGCGCATGGGTAAGGCTCCAGATCCATATACCGGCATCAGGGGCAAGGCACCCGAGATGGGCAAGGACTGCAAGTTTGCCATCATTTCACGCATCCCGACACCCGGACTGCAGTACTATCCGATACCATACTATGCCAGCATTTTTGATGATGCGTGGTATGATATCTACCGTCTCATCGGTATCGGCAAGCGCTACATGATCAAGAACACGTCCGCTCCTCGCATCCAGATAGAGGTGCACCGCGACTATTGGGAGGAGCTCTGCAACAACGAGGACATCATAGACCCGGATAAGCGCAAGGAGCGCATCCTGCAGGAGAAGGACAACATCATCAACTTCGTGTGCGGACCGGAGAATGCAGGCAAGGCACTCATCACGGGCTATTACTTCGACCCTAACGGCAAGGAGCAGCGCATGGTGCGCATCATCAACCTCTCCGAGGGCAGCAAGAAGGAGGGTGGCGACTGGGCTGACGACATGAGCGAGGCATCCAATGCCCTCTGCTTCTCGCTGGGCGTGCATCCCAACCTCATCGGAGCCACTCCTGGCAAGAGCCAGATGAACAATTCCGGCTCAGACAAGCGCGAACTCTTCATCCTCAAGCAGTCGCTAGAGAAGGCCTGCCACGACATCATGTGCAAGCCTTACCACGTCATCTCCCACTACAATGGCTACGCCGACCGTGGAGTGACCGTAGACGTGCCGATGATAGAACTCACGACACTAGACAAGAATAAGGATCAACAGACATCAATAGTTTCAAACAATGGCAACAATGAAGATTCAGATCAGCAAGGATGACTTCGAGCAGAGTATCCTTGCAGCCACCAGCTCGCACTCTGAGGTGTTCGAGTCGGTGGAACCGCATTTTAAGGAGTCCTATCTGCGGCTCTGCCAGCAGATACTGGGCGAGGTAGGAGAGGTGGCACTGGAGACCAGCGACGACCTCCGTGAAGCAGTCATCAAGGCGGTGTGCCTCGATGCCTTCCTCGGCGTAGTCAGACACCTCGACCTCGTGCTTACGCCTACAGGCTTTGGCGTTGTGGCCAACAATGAGGTCACTCCTGCCAGTGCCGCCAGAGTAGAGGCGCTTATCGAGCAATGCCGCATAGCCCTCATCGTGGCTCAGGACACAGTCATGGCTCTTCTCACCGATGTTCCAGGCTGGGGGAGCACCCTGCAGGCAAAGCAGGGCATCCAGACGGTTTTGTGGAGCATACAGGGTTATTGTTATCTCACGAGACAGACCGGCATGACCTCCAAGGACTGGATGTCCAAGCTGGCAGCCATGCAGGAGGCAGACGCCACCCTGCGCAAGCTGGTGTCCGACGAGCAGATGGATGACATCATGTGTCTGGTCAGAGGGGTAAGAGAGGGCAATGAGTTTGAAGGAAGCGTGCGCCTCATGCTGAGCCGCAGCCTGATCATGTTGGCAAACGACAGGCTGTCGGCATACTCCAACGAGCGTGCGAGACTGCTCAGATACTTAGATGCACATCTCGATAAATTCCCAATATATGCGGATTCATCGGCATATAAGGCTAACCATTTCAAAGAGTTCGACAATGAAAAATCAAAACCTGCCTTCGTTTTCAACGCATAAAGATGGTACACAAGAGTTCAATTTCAAGGCGCCGTCATCGTGGGCGGAACTTTCAGAGGATCAGTTGCGCTATGTCCTCAGCGTCATGTCGATTCACCATGACCACATCGTTATCAAATGCTACCTTCTCGCAAGGTTCTGCGGACTTACCGTACACAAGTACACAAGAACCGGGTGGAAATGCAGCGTTAAATGCGATGAAAACGATGAAAATGGCGATTCTAAGACTGGGAAAGTGTGCGAGAGAGTCCTGTATATCAGCGCTGCAGAAATCCTCTCCCTGCTAAAAAACTTCGATTTCATCGACAAATTTACCGATTTTCGGCCTTTGCAGAGAGCAAGTGACGTTCTACTAACAGCAGTTGACAGCATGCTTCATGATGTCAGCTTCTACGATTACCTCAATATCGAGAAGAACTACCAGCTGTTCATGCTTAACCAGGAAGACAAGTTCCTGCAGAAAATGGCGCACCTCATGTACAGAACCGCAGATGGTTCTGCCGATGAAACCGCCCATTTTGAGCCTTATGAGCTTCTGGGCGTCTTCATGTGGTTCTCCAGCGTCAAGGAGTATTTTGCCGCCAACTTCCCTCACTTCTTCAAACCGGCAAGAGAGGGTGGAGAGCTGCGCCGTGTGGACATTCTTCCTGCCATGCAGGCGCAGATCAGGGCACTCACCGATGGCGACGTGACCAAACAGCAGGCAGTCTACAATACCGACTGCTGGGCTGCCCTCACAGAGCTTGACAACAAGGCACGGGAGGCAGAGGAGTTCAAGGAGCGCAACAGGCAAAACAGTTAAATTCATAGCACATGACAGTAAAAAACTTCGATTCCATCGCATATTTCAAGCAGCTGGCTGCCGAATGCAGAACCTGCAAGGATTATAATTTTGTCGCAACAGAGTGTTCCGGACCTGATTCCATCCAGGGAGTCATGCAGCAGTTCCGCAAGGCATCCAACTTCATCATGGTCTCAGATACCGTTGACAGCAACACCCATTCCATCGGAGAGGGCTTCTTTGACCGCAACGTCTATACCGTCTGGATCCTGGCAGGGTACCGACGCGATGACATGGCAGACCGAGAGCAGAAGCTTAACATCTGCCGCTACATCTTCCGCCAGTTCCTCAGCCGCATGCTTTACGACAAGAGCCGTGAGGCATACGACGGGCAGATGGAGTTCCTGGACCTCACGCAGGTCTATTCGAGCGAGCTGGGCAGATGGTCCATGAATGGCGTCACAGGACTCTATTTCATGGTCACGTCAGACGAACCTATCGACATACAGTATGACGAGAGCCTATGGCAGACCAGTCAACCATAAACGACCTGCTCAAGTACGAGCATGGTTGGGCTGATTCCATGGGCGAGTTCTGGCGAGAGCGCATGGAGCGGCTGCGTACCATCGATACCGGAGCATTATACCGCAGCATCAAGGCGCATATCGAGCAGGGCTCGACAACGACCATTGAGCACAATTTCCTCATGTACGGCATCTATGTTGCAGCAGGCGTTGGTCCGGCTCATGAGTGGTACCGCTGGAGCCAGGGAGCTAAAATCCGACGCATCAACGGTGGAGATCTCAACTTCCTCGGCGAGGAATACCGAGAGGAGCAGGGACTTGACAAGCCAAAGAAGGTGGGTCCTGCATGGGGCGGCAGGGTTGCCGGTGGTGACCCGAAGGGACCTCGCGACTGGTTCAGCCGAAAGTACTACTCGTCAGTCATGAAGCTCAATGAGCATGAAGCGGAATTCTATGGAGAGCGCTATCAGGGCTTAATGGCATCAGCCATCACGGAAATGTTTACAGGCATAGGAGCCGCACGCAACCTTTAGGGAGCGTATTTTTATCGGTTCCATCGGCATATTATCTTTGCAGACAAAAAAAATAAATGGCAGACAAATTAGACAAGAGCAACCTTCAGACCCTCTTCGAGGGCATCAGAGACGAGCGACGCCTGCAGGCCAACACGGCAACCCGCATAGGCAATGCCTTCCTCTCGCTGCTGCACTTCTGTGCCGATGAGACCTCAGACAAGTATCTGAGCAGGCAGCATGATGATGCTGCTGAGGGCATGATTACCTTCCTGCGTGGACTCATCTCCGAGCAGATGGCGCAGCTCAAGGCGGGTGCACAGTTCGGTGACTTCGTCTCCGGGCTGTACAACGGCAAGGGCGCACAGGTCGATGACAATGGCAATGCAGAGGTTGAGAGCATCACCGTCCGCACATACATGCGGGTCATGGAACTGATTGTCAACCGCCTGTCTGCGCAGGAGGGTGACACTTTCTTCACCGAGAGTGACACCATCGAGAGCGTTGACAACCTGGGTGATGACTGCTATGGCCTGCACCTCCGCTCCAAGTATAGTGGATACTTCACGGCTCAGCATGTGGGCAACGTCATCAAGGGAGTGGTTAACAACATCGCCTCGGCAGCCAATTCTGGCACCTCGGCTGATTACTACACCTCATGGATGAGAGTCAACAGCGTCAACGCGGTTAAGAATTACATCGAGGTCACCCTCTATCCTGATGCCGATGTTCCGGCAGGCAAGAACTTCCCGCCGTGCGAGCTCATGAACATCGCCCGTTATGGCAACCAGACCGAAGAGTCGCTGCAGAGCTGCTTCTACATCTCCAGTTCCGAGGGGCGCATAGTCAAGCTGACGGGCGTCACCAAGCCGATACTGGATGATTACAACTACGGCATGGTCTTCGGCGACATGCCTGAGTTCGTCAAGTCGCTCGACCTTCCTATCGTCAAGGGCAGGGATTATCTCTATGCAGCCGGCATCATCACCCAGGACATCATACAGATCGACTACCATGGCAAGCCGATAGTCGATTATATAGACCGGGGACAGTGGTCAGGCAAGGCAGACTATTTCTGCTCAGCCCTCAATCCAGATACCGGCAAATTCGAGACATCAGATGTTTGGTACACAGGGTGCAAGTGGCGATGCCAGAAAACCGGTACCCATACCGCACCACGGTGGAACAATACCGACTGGGCGATGATAGAGGGCAATCCGGCATTCACCATTGACTTTCTCGAAGACGAGACGATCTATGACTTCGACAACTTCCGGGCTCCGCTGACTGTCGTTGCTACGCTCTACGGCCAGGATATTACCTCAGATATCCTCGACAGCGACGTAGCCTGGACCAGATACACCGAGAACAAGGCCGGTGAACAGAGAGTAACCAGCGACAACATTTGGGCACTCGAAGTCGGATCCAAGGCAGGCAAGGCTATCGTCCTGACCCAGTCAGACCTCTCCGTCGACAGCGAGGGAGTTCCGGCTAAGATCAGGTTCACGGCAACTGTTACACTTCGTGATGGTCTGGGCGATGAGGTCGCCCAAGATTCCATCACACTGGAATGTGTTTAATAACATATAAACAATGAAATACAAAAGATTAGACATCAAGTACACGCCTCTGCAGGTACATTACTCCAAATCCGTGTCAGGCAGCGTTCCGCTCGAACAGGCCTATGATGCTGATCAGGATGAGTATTCTCCTGATTACAGGCTGACGCCATGCGCCTTACTGCCGGTCATCAGCATCATTGACCGCGATGGCATACTCCCGAGTGGACGTTTCAACAGCGAGCTGACAGACATCGCCTGGTATAGAGTGGAAAACGGAGTGGAGGGCAATGCGCTGGTAACGACACCCAAGCAGCATGTCATCACATCGTCCGGCAATGATGCCGGCAAACTGCTCTGGTATATCAACGCAGCACCGCAGAAGCCGATACTGCTCCGCTTCAAGGCGAAGTACCTGGACACCCGAACCAACGAGGTGCGCAATATTACGATGGACTACTCCATCAACTGCAAGAATGCGACCATCTACAAGCCGACGCTCCTGCTGTCAAGCGGTGACCGCTACTACAACCCACTCCGTGATACCGACAAGCAGGTCATCAATGCATCCCTGCGCCTCGGATCAGAGGAGTGCGCCAAGAACAAGCGCCAGTTCGTCTGGGAACTTCTCCGGAGTCGTGGACAGTTTTCCGCAGTTACTGCAGATGACCTGGAGATCAAGATATCCGATGATGGTGCATCCGTTACGCTAGACCGCTCTCTCATGGGCAAGCGCATCTGCATCAGATGCAGAGCCAGATACTCTGCTGCAGGCAATCCGGCAAGCGTAGAGCTCAACGATGCAACCCCATTCAAGATAGTCAACATCGTCAGGAGAATTCCGTTCTACGATTACGACATGATTGACATCGTAGACGAGGTGCTGCCAGATACCAAGCAGGTCAAGGCAAAGGCTACCATCTTCGACAATATCGGCGATATTGCAGACCCTACAAGAGAACTGCAGGTGCTCTGGTGGATGGCACCGAATAATTCGGTACACTTCGAGAATGCTGTACTCGTAGGCCATGGCATGACACCGAGTGTTTCTACAGAACTGCTGGATCCGAACAGGGGCTCCATCCTTGCCTTGGAGGTCAAGGATTTGGCTCCTTTGGCTCTGGCCATGGATGCAGACGGCAAGGTGTTCATGGATGCGGACGGCAATCCGTTTATTTTTCACTAATAATTATTAAAAAAATATGGAAAGATACATCAAGGCAAACCGCAAGGTCGTGGAGTTTCTCCAGCTGACCGAGGACAGAACAGAACTTCCAGACGGCAACTTCATTCTCTGGTGCCAGGACATCCTGCCGCTTGGAGATTCTATCGTGTTCGAGGAGACGCTGTCCAAGATTGGCGCTATCGCTATGGATGGCCAGACAGCCCGTAAGGAGCAGGACGGCGAAGTGTGCAACAAGCTGCCTGTTGCTATAGACAGCAGATTCATCATGAGAGAGGAGGCAAGGGATGAGTAGTGCTAGCAAATCAGTCAACATCACGTTCCTGCAGAAGATGGGCACATTCACGCCGTCTATCCAGTCTCCTGATGGGGATCTCTACCAGGAGTACCAGAAGAACGGCGACGTCGTTACCGTCTATCCCGACTTCTCGCAGACACAGCCTAAGCTCTATTTCGTAGTCATCTCATCGAGGTCTGCAGACGGTATCACGACACCAGTCTCCATGCAGTTCTTCTTCAACGAGACTGAGATTCCGTTCAACAGCGCAGGCAAATCAACCGGCCTCTTCGATGGTCTCTTCGAGATTATCAGACCAAGTGCATCGCAGTTCTATTGGGGGTTGAAGATATGCAACAACCTGGTCAAGGCATCGAATTATACTGCCATTAACATCAAGATGGTCGGCAAGGTATCCGAGAGATCCAACCAGCAGGAGATTACCGATAGTGTACAGGCTGTCTATAATATACCGGTTGGCCCCTATACTGGCGTAGCCTATCGAGTGACCATCAAGGCTCCAGAGAATGATACGCACAACTTTATACTCAACAGCAAGGATGACAGCTGTCAGCTCGAGGCTAAGGCAACGCTGGGCTATGATACCATTAAGACTGGGCTCTACTACAAATGGTACCGTGCAACCAACAGTATCACTGGCTGGGAGCAGATTACAGGAGCAAGCGGTAAGACCATTACAGTTAAGGCTTCAGAGGTCGATTGCACCCGCGAGTACATGGTAGAGGTCTACAATAACCAGGCCATGGACAAGGACCATCTTCTTGGATTCGACTTTGCCACAGTCATCGATGCGTCGGATCCGTTCGATATTGAGCCGAACCCGACACCTGCCGATGAGTCTATCAGTGAGGACGAGGCAGGCAATGGTACTGTGACCTATACACCGAGGTTGGTTGTCAGAGGCAAGTCGGAGACGGTAGATACGAAGTTCTATTTCACTCTGAAGTCAGGGTCTGGTGTTGTCCTCAATACTGAGGCGTCACGCAAGCCAACTGTTCAGTTGAGTTCGTTCGCTGTGACGAGAGCAGACTGCATACACGCAGGATACGGCAACGTTGCATTAACAATTCAATCCGTTAAATAGCCTATGAGTGTTATCACAAGACTGATTAAGTTTCTCCGAGTCGGTGTCGGCATATCCAACACTGACTTGGAATATGCCGAGTCAACAAGTCAGACAACTGCACCGATAGAGGGCTGGCAGACAACAGCACCAAAGTGGCGTAAGGGCCACTATATCTGGAGCCGAACGCACATCTACTACACCGATGGCAATGAGAAGGTGTCCACGCCTATGTGTCTGTCTGTAGCAAGGAGCATAGACCGCATCGAGGAGTGCTACTACTCTTCCACATCTTCTACGGCCATCACCGGAGGTGCATGGGCTAAGGGTAAGTCTCCAGCGTGGGTGAGCGGCAGATTCATCTGGACAAAGTCCATCATCTACTTCACAGATGGAACCTCTACTGAGACTACTCCTATATGCTGTACTGGTGGACAAGGTCCGCAGGGCAAACCTGGAGAAAATGGCAAGGATGGTGCTGATGGAGCCGCTGGCAAGGATGCTATCAACATACAGATTTCAATGCCGGCTATCGTACACAAAAAAAGTCCATTCGCCGGCACGTATGCTGTTGACGTGAGAGCTTACAAAGCAGGAGTTGAATTAGCTAGTTCTGTCAAAGTGAGTGTTCCATCTAATTACGCCAGCTCTGTTAAGGCTAGTGTGATTAACAACGACAGAGGAAAGAGAGTTAATGTAGTGATAGGAGCGAATATTGATGTCAATACCAATTTAGCTTTAGCAGTCAAAGTCGAGAATGTTACATACGAGTATACGATACCTGTCAAGACAATAGCCGATGGCGAGGATGGCAAGAGAGGCGAAACCGGCGCAACGCTTCGCGGTCCTCAGTCTTGGAATAATTGCGGTATTGGCTATGACTTCCAGTGCGGTGCTTCCGGTGAGGAGTGGAAAGATGTCGTTATCTACAACAGCGGCTTTTACAGCTGCATCAAGAGTCACATCAAGTCTGAAACCAACTTCCCAGGCAGCGATGAGGACCAAAACAACCATTATTGGAGGCTTGGCAGCCCGATTGAAATGGTAATTGCCAAAATCATCTTGACTCAATATCAGCTTGTTGACAACCTGGGAGTCAAGGTCATCGAGATGAAGGATGAAAATGACAACATCATGTTCCTAGCAAAGGACGGAAAAGTTATCTGCAATGGAGGAATATTCCAGAATATTAGCGTCTCGGGTGATATCTCTGTCGGAAGACTGAGATACAACGAAAATACGGTTACTGATGGTACTAGTGTCATCAATGGCTCTTTTATCAGAGGTGGTGGTACCTATGTCCTACCGCACCTAAGCGATGGAGAATTCATGCGCATTGTGGTCTTCAATCCTATCATAACGCGCAGTACACCGCTAGCGACACTTAAGGGCGAGCAGGAAATGGACGCATTCATGGCGGCAGGCAGCAGTTTCTTCTTGAATAGAGAGGCTACCATAGGAGTTTATGGCTGGTGTGAACTAATCGGCACGAGTCAGAATGGTCACACAATTTGGGTATATAGTGTAGTAGAGAATAAACAAAATTAGAATAGTTAAATGGAAGGTAAGAAATTCAATTCCGTGGCGAAAGTCACAACCGTCAACAGCAATCAGAGAGTACTGCTGACAGACCAGAATGGCAATATCACTACCATCGGCATGGATGCCCTTAAGGCTGACCTTGCAGTCGGGCAGCATGCCTGGTGCGGCCGAGTGTGGAATACTGCCAATGCAACGCCTAAGGCGGCATCATACATTGGCTCACTTGAATTGCTGAAGGAGTTGCCATACATCCTAGGACTTGGTGCATATTTGGTCAAGAATGACCACAGCCGCAGAAAGCTCGACAGCAAGGATCACCACAAGTATGCTACTGGTGAACCGGCAAGGCTGGATGGTACAGAAGGTCACTATCAGTGGGGCTGGGGCAGAAAATTCTACGTTGTCATCAAGGATATTGGCGGATTGCACTATGAGCAGATTGGCATCAAGCCAATACCAGGTGAATACAATCTCGAGATACCAATCGGCAGTCTTTCTGCAGCGGGCTTCGCTACTATTGAGCGTAGTACCGGACGCCTGGTTAGTTACATCAACGATGCAGCTAACTACCGTGGTGGCGACAACAATGCTACCTATGATGGCAAGAGCAATACGTTGCTGGGCAGACCTGCTACCGCTATGACTACAGAGCAGTTCAGAGCTGCAGCACGTAAAAACGGCAAGGGTTGGCTTTGCACAACCATGCGACATACTTCCATTGTCGCAATTCTGTTCAGTGTCATCTTCGGTACTCATTATGATCAGGATGCGGTCAATGCCAACAAGGATGCCAACGGCCTCTTCCAAGGTGGACTCGGAGCAGGCTTGACGCAGATGCCGAACTGGGAAGCCTACAATGGTTGGCGACCAGTTGCACCAATGAGTGCAGGCATTGAGCTTGGTGATTCATGTGGAGAAGCGACCTATGCAGTTAAGAATGACGCAGGCGCAACGGTCTATAATGCCAAGATACCATGTTTCTTCGGTTATAAGAACGGCTTCGGCAATCTCTGGCGAATGATGGATGATGAGTTCTGCCAGGTGAATAGTGACAAGACCATGACCCACCTGGTCGCTCCGTCTATTTACGGCTCCTGGACTATCGGCAATGCTACCGGCATGAAGGCGTTGAGCAAGTCACCTGGCAGTGGTGAAGGATATATCAAGACCTTGTCGATGGAACATCTGGAGAACTTCTGTACGCAGATTGGTGCTACAGAGTCAACCTATTCGACAAGTTATTTTTGGAATACGTCAAACGCTACTTCCGGTTTTCGCTTGTGTTTGCGCGGTGGCAGCGCTCGCGATGGTGGTCGATGCGGTCTTTCGACGCTCCACGTGAGCTCTGCTGTCTCGGATTCCAGTGTGCTCTGCGGTGCGGCCCTCTGCGAAGCAGCATCCGAGTGGTCATTGGAACCAGTGTATTACGAGGCGGCCTAAAGTGTTCAGAGGTGTGCTGGCGTGAGCAGGAGTGTGCAGGATTGACCAAGGTTCCCAAGCGGAGCCAAGGGCAATCCTGAGCACCCTGCGAGCGTAGCGAGCAAACCCTACCGCCCTTGGGCGGTCGATTTTTTTTGAAATTTCGCTCTTTGACATTCTTTCATTCCGATTTTTTTCAGTACCTTTGCAGGCGGTTTTCAAACCAGGCTGTGATTCCTGCGCCGGTTTTCGCTTGTGTTTGCGCGGTGGCAACGCTAACAATGGTGGTCAATGCGGTCTTTCGACGCTCAACGTGAACAATGCTGTCTCGGATTCCAATGTGAACTACGGTGCGGCCCTCAACTTAACAAGATACTGCAGGTTAGTTTGCTTAGCTGCAGAGATTTCGGGAGTCAGGCCTTGCCTCATGGCAAAACATACACTTTAGCAGAATAGCTAGTAGATGATGGCAATGGGTCATCCGGTCGAAAGTTAGGACATCAAAAAAGCAGACAACAGAGACAGACACAGACATTTATACAGACACCGACCTTTTTTATATTTACATAAAATTTTAAAAAGCAAGTGAAGAGGTTAGGCAACATTTCACAGGAGGTGGAGACTTTGCAAAATTTTCGTGAAGCATTTTTTGATTTTTCCCGACACAAGAAGTCCCGTCTCTCTGTTCAAGCATTTGAGGCAGAGTTTGAGGCAAATCTTCAAGCCCTGCTAAATGCCTATACCCATCAGACTTGGCATACATCAGACTATGAGGCCAAGCTGGTTGAGCAGCCCAAGCGCCGCATAGTCAACAAGTTGCCTGTTGACGATCATGTCATTCAGCATGCAGCCATGCACACTAGTGAAGATAAGTTGAGAGCCAAGATTCCTTTCAACAGTCCAGCTGGTACCAAGGGGCGTGGCACGCATTTCTTCTACAAGATTATCAAGCAGGACATCTTTACCTCGCCACAGCAAGACACATTCTATTGCTTGCCCATGGATATACACCATTATTTCCAGAATGTTGAGCACAATTTGCTCAAGAGAGAGTACAGGTTGTATATCAAGGACCGCAAGTTGCTTGCTTTCATCGACGAAGTCGTTGACAGCTATGCCAACGGCATAGTGCTGGGTGTCAAGCTCACACAACTTTTGGGACAACTGTTTCTGGCGAGGTTTGACTATCTCGCCATGCGGTGTTTTGATATACTCCAAGACCCCGAAAAACACGGCTATTGGCAGGCTCGCTACGTCACGGACATGCTCCTCACATGCCGCTCGGAGCAGCAGGCAAGAGTATTAAATATGGGGGGGTAAAATCCCTCAATGAGCGCTTCGACCGTTTCTGCCGCGATGGGCTCAAACATTATTATAGATTCATGGACAATATCTTCGTCATGCATGAAGATAAGGTCTTCTTACGCCTCATGGCGGAGCTTGCTGTCATGCACTTGGCTAGAGACTGGAAGCTGAGCATCAATAAAAGTTGGAATATTCATCGTACATGTGACGGCATAGACTTCTGTGGACAGAAGATCTTTGCCGACCATGCCCTTTTGCGCAAGCGCACCAAGCAGGCACTCTGTGCCCAGGTGGCAAGATTGCGCAAACGTGGACTTAGCGATGAACAGATCCGGCGCAAGGCAGCATCCAGGCTAGGCCTTGCCAAACACGCAGACACAAAAAACTTATTAAATAAAATCGGTATGAAAAAGTATGGTCAGATTGTGAAAGCCCGCAAGGGCGAGGTTCCCTTCGAGGGCATGAGTTTGGCACAGAAGAAGCATCCAGGCGACATCCTGTGCCACAACATTGAGGACTATGACAAGTTCCTCATCCTCATAGAGGATTACAAGATTGATAAGTCGAGAGTTGATTTCAAGATGGAGCAGGTTGAAGAGGTTGACGACCAGGGTATCAAGCGAATGGTCACCAAGAAGGTGCCCAAAGACCGCCTCGCCATCCGCTTCCGTTTCATTGATCATGTCAAGAAGACGGGACAGTTCGATGAGCAGGGCGATGAAATCGAGGAACCGGTGTGGCAGCCTGAGTCGTGGTGGCTCTTTACTGGATCAGACATCTTGGTTGACCAGGCACGCAAGGAGTGGGAACTGTTGGACAAAGGCTTCTACACCGTTGCAGCAGAACTAACCAACAAGTTTGGCAAGAAATTTTATAAGTTTATATAGATGCACAAGAAATTTTATCTTTGTCGCATGTCATTCTTGAGATATGACAGCGAGCATTTTCTCCTGTTCCTGAGTGAACAGAGAGTTGAAAACTATCACCCAGACACCAATATGTCGGAGTCTGATGGCGATAGTCAGGCAGTAACAGCTTACAGCTACGAGGGCAGTGAGATCGACGGCTCCACCAAGATTGAGGCTAAGTCGGCAAGCTATCGCGAGTTCGTGAATGGTCTGGTTCGTACTAAGTACAGCCAGAGCGATGTCGAAGCCATCCTGTGCAACCATGGTGATGGCAACAAGGAGCACGAGACGGAGTACCTGACATTCCAGAATTGGCGAGAGCAGGCTAAGCAGATGGCCAAGGAACTGCTCGACCGTGATATCTCATAGTTTTCAGATACGGCAGGAGGGGGAATAGTCCTTTCTGCCGTATTTTTATATATCTTATATTATATGTACCTTTGTGCCAGATTTAATCAGGTACAGATATGCAGAGAAATACCAAGGATTGGATACACTACAGCTCTGCTGGCATAGTTCTGATTGCTGGCATTGTGCTCGTGTACATCAGCTTTTTTATGTCCCACGACGTCACGTCTAACGTCTTGTGGTACTTTGGGCAGAGTCTGGTTTACGTGGCAACCGTCTTTGGTTTCGCACTGACTTTTGACACCCGAGTTAAAGACATTATCAATAAATATTTCAATAACAAAAATGGCACGCAAGATTAAGAAAATTTTCGTTCATTGTACAGCAAGCCGACAGTTATGGTCTGTCGATGCCTTGCTCAAGGAGTTCACCAACAAGGGCTGGCACTATCCAGGATACCACTGGGTCGTGACCGCTGACGGCAGACGTACGCAGCTCATGACAGAAGACCTGCCATCCAACGGAGTCGCGGGACATAATTTCGATTCCATCAACGTGGCATACATGGGCGGCATTTCACGCACAGGCAAGCCTATAGACAACCGCACGGAGGCTCAGAAACAGGCGTTGCGTGAGTTGCTTGTGGAGCTCAGAAAGCGCTATCCTGATGCCAAGATCATGGGACATCGCGACATCTCGCCTGACAAGAACCACAATGGAGTGGTCGATCCGTGGGAGCGCATCAAGGAGTGTCCTTGCTTCGACGCCATTCCTGAGTATGCTGACATTTAAATCAATGGGATATGCAGAAACATCTCAAGTCTATCATCATGACCATATCGGTGATATTGGTCATCATCGCCTGCGTCTGGATTTCTGACCATCGACGGCAGCGAGCGGAGCAGGAACTGAGAGAACAGCTCAATGGGCTGAAACTTCAGTATGCTCCAGCCGAGCGAGACACCATCCGCGATTCGGTCCAGGTCATCACGCAGCAGGTGCTGCAGATGCCTGCAGAGGAGTACAAACTTCAAGCCTACGACCGCCAGCTGCTCCATGACCTGGACATACGTCTTGGCCAGGTCATGGTAGACCAGCGCACAAGTCTGAGTTCTGCTGATACTGTCAAGACTGACCGCAGCGATTCTGTATATACTTATTGCGACCGATGGCTCAGTTTCCGTCTCAACACGGCAGACTCCATCTTGACATACAAGGCGAGAGACAGCCTCCAGACCATCGTCTACAGGCAGTACAAGCACAGATTCCTCTGGTGGCGGTGGGGTACCAGGGGCTATGATGTCAAGGTCATCAACTTCAATCCCCATTCCAACATATTATATAACAGCTATATACAAGTCACCCGATAATGGCAAGACAAGAGGTATATACAACAGTCATTAAGCTCAACTCAGAGGAGGCAAAGAACCGACTCAAAGAGTTAGAGGACAGAGTCGCTCGTCTGAAGAAGGCAAAACAAGATGCCTTATCGGCGGGCGATTCCCGTTTAGGCGCATCCCTCGCAAAGGATCTGAAGGCCGCAGAGCGAGAGATGAAGCAATTCAAGAACTCGACCATGAGCGTCAAGGAGACGCTCGAAAATTTGTCAAATGCAAGTCTCGGACAGCTCGAGAAAGCAGCCCGACATCTGAAGGGTCAGATGAAGGCGGCATCTGATCCGTCAGACTATGCCAAGCTGGAGAACCAGCTGAGCAAAGTCAAGGAGCAGATGTTGCAGCTGAAGGGGGCGACCCGCAAGGCTGATGAAGAAGCGCATCGAATGACTGCGACCTTGTCTAATCTGAAGCATGCTTCTCTCAACGACCTCAACTTCACATCAAGCAAGCTGAAGTCGCAGATGGCTGATTTCGACCCTCAGTCAACCATGTACGCCTCTAGAGCAGCCCAGCTGAAGCTGGTGGAGGCAGAACTGGAGCGCATACATCAGAGTGAGCGTAAAGTCGTTACTCTGATGCAGCAGTATGACAAGGAGATAGAGGAGACCAACATCGATATCAAGGAGACCAAGCGGCAGATGCAGCTTGTCAACCGCACCATGTCGAACCTGAAGACATCATCAATCCGTGACCTCGAATTCTCTATCAAGGCCATCAATCAGCAGATGGCTGGTATGGACCGCGGTACCGAGAAGTTCAAGCAGATGCAGCTGCAGGCGAAGCAGCTGAAGGCTGAGCTGCAGGCTGTCAGAGCCGAGGGCGTAGCTCAGGAATCCTGGATCAAGAGGTCTGCTGATACCTTCAACCGCATGCAGGGCCTCGCCATCAGCGCCATCGCTGCTATATCAGGCATCACATTCACCGTCAAAAAATGCGTGGAGGAATATGCCAAGATGGACGACGAGATGACCAATGTCAGAAAATATACCGGTCAGGCGGCTGATGAAGTGGAGCGGATGAATGAGGATTTCAAGAAGATGGACACCCGAACTCCTCGTCAGAAACTCAACCAGCTGGCAGAGGATGCCGGTCGATTGGGCATCACGTCAACAGCTGCCATCGAAGAATTCGTCGATGGAGCCGATAAAATCAATGTCGCACTCGGTGATGACCTCGGAGACAAAGCAGTCTCACAGATTGGCAAGCTGGCGCAGATGTTCGGTGAGGACAAGACCAAAGGTCTGAGAGGAGCCATGCTCTCTACTGGATCTGCCATCAACGAGCTGGCGCAGAACTCTTCTGCTTCAGCTGGCTATCTCGTTGACTTCACTGCGCGTGTAGCTGGTGTCGGCAAGCAGGCAGGCTTCACCCAGGCGCAGATCATGGGTCTCGCATCAGTCCTCGACCAGAATATGCAGCAGGACGAGACGGCTGCTACTGCAGTACAGAATCTCCTTGCTAAAATGTTCCAGGACTCAGCTAAGTTTGCAAAGATTGCAGGACTCAATGTCAAGGAGTTCGCCAATACCTTGAAGAAGGATGCCAATACCGCCTTGCTTCAGTTCCTGGCAGCTATGCGTTCCAAAGGTGGTTTCGCAGAGCTGGCACCTATGTTCGAAGAGATGAAGATGGATGGCTCGAGAGCGACCGGTGTACTCACCGTCCTCGCTGATAAGCTCGATGATGTCAAGACTGCACAGCAGTTGGCCAACGATGCATACGAGGAGGGAACATCCGTCATCAATGAGTTCAACACGCAGAACGAGAGTGTTCAGGCGCAGCTAGACAAGGCTGGCAAGAAGTTTCTGGATCTGTCAATATCACTCGGTGAAAAGCTATATCCAGCTGCCCGCCTCTGTCTGTCAACGGCAAGCATTACTGTTCGCATACTCTCAGAGGTCGTTGACTTCGTCATCAAGTATCGTACTACGATTCTTGCCCTCACGGCAGCTATCATCGCACTGACCGTTGCAGAATCTGCACACGTCATCAAGCTGAAGGCGATAGCCTTTTGGAATAATGTAGTGATTGCTGGCTCCAAGAAGCTGTGGGCAGTTTTGATTGCTCACCCATATATGGCTGTAGCTGCTGCCGTCACGGCATTGATTGCAGTCCTGATAGACCTCAATCGTCAATCTGATACTGCTGCGAAAATCTCCCAGGAACTCAATGACATCAGGGAGGAGTCGCAGAAGGAGATTGTTGAAGAGAAAACCAAGCTCGAAAATCTTCGAAAGGCTGCTATGGACGAAACCAGGTCGCTCAATGAGCGATATGCGGCAATCAGCGAGCTGAACCGCATCGTACCAAACTACAATGCCACTATCGACAAGACAACCGGTAAGTATAGAGAGAATAAGCAAGCACTCGATCAATACATCGCATCACTCGCACATCTCTATGAGGTGCAGGGAGCAAAGAAGCGAATTCAGAAGTTATCAGAAGACAAGGTGGACCTGGAGCTGAAGAAGCAAAAAGTGCAGGAGCGATACGATGATGCCAAGAAGGCAGGTTTTGGCTTTTCATACTCATCAATCAGTGGAGCGACTGGTAATACTCGCATAGATGCCAGCAGACATCTCAAATCTGAGCTTGATGATATCAACTCTGCATTGGCTGAGAAAAATAAAATTTTGTCCACAATCACAAAAGTCTATGGCAATGATATTCAGAGCCAGGAGGTGCAGAAGGTCATCGATAACAACAAGAACAATGGTGGTGGTTCAAGTGGAGAGTCTGAGAAGGAGCGCAAGGCTCGCGAGAAGGCTGAGAAAAAAGCTGAAGCTGAAGCTCGCAAGCGTGAGGCTGAAGCCAAGCGCAAGCAGAAGCAGGCTGCTGATTCCATCAAGGCTGAGACCAATCAGCTTTTGGCTGAGAATGCCAAAGCTTATGCGGAGGGTACCAAGAACTACCAGCAATTCGTGGATGATCGTCAGTCAATACAGTTGAGTGGCTTCGAAAAGCTGAAGCAGCTCTATGGTGAGGAGAGCAATGAGTACAAGCAGCTGCTTGATAACCAGGTGAGCGCTACCAAGCAGCATGATGATGCCATTCAGAAGATGAATGAGCAGACCATTGAGCGTGAACGCCTCCAGAAGGAGGCTAGCATCAAAGCGCAATATTATGATGTCAATTCGAAAATCTATCAGAATGATACCGCTCTCAATGAAGCCCTATATAAGAATGATGTCGAAGCAATGAAAAAACGTCTTGCCCTCTACGAAGACAGAGAGGGCAGCGAGGAGTGGCTGGATCTGAAGGCTGAGATGGAACAGGCAGAGCTCGACCACCAGCTGCAGATGCAGGAGTCATACCAGAACCAGCTGCGTGAACTCCGTCAGCAGTTTGGTAAGCAAGACTTGCAGGCACAGAAGACTATGTACCTCAATGGCCTTGACAATCTCTACAAGCAGGGATTAATCAAGGAGGAGGAATATCAGCAGATGAAGTTGGAGATAACCAAGCAGTTTGCTGCCCAGAGAGCGCAAATTGATGCTGATGATCATGGTGCTGGTAGCGCTCAGCTGAAGATTAATGATAAGTCATCAGAGATGGTCAACAGCGCCAGGGCTGCAGCAGGGGAGTCCCAGCAGACCAGCAATGCCACTCTGGGTGGATACTTCTCCTCACAAATCTCAAACTATCAGAACACTATGGAGAAGCTGAAGGAGTTGTATGGCAACGACAAGCAGAACCATGCTGCATACATGCAGGCGAAGGCCCAGGTGACCACCAACTTCCTCGATAACATGGTGCAGCAGACCTCTGCCGCATACAACGGCATCAACAACATTCTTTCTTCTGCGTCAGCATACGCTCAGGCATGCTCTGACCTCGAGCAGGCGAAAATCTCCAAGAACTACGAAAAGCAGATTGCTGCAGCTGGCAACAATTCGAAGAAAAAGAAAAAGTTGGAGGAGAAGCGAGACAAAGAGTTAGCCGCAGCCAAGTCTAAAGCAAACAGAAAGTCCATGAAGATTGAGATTGCTCAAGCAATCGCATCAACCGCTATGGCTGCCATCAACGCCTACTCTTCAGCAGCTAGCATTCCTGTTACAGGTTGGGTTATGGCACCTATCGCAGCCGGCATGGCAACCGCAGCAGGTATGCTGCAGATTGCTACTATCAAGAAGCAGCACCAGGCAGAGGCAGCAGGGTACTACGAAGGTGGTTATACCGGGGGAACCCGGTACCGCAAGCAGGCAGGCATCGTCCATGAGGGTGAATTTGTGGCCAACCACAATGCGGTCAACAACACCTCCATCCGTCCAGCTCTCGACCTCATCGACAAGGCGCAGAAATCCAACACCGTTGGCTCTCTGACCGCTGAGGACATCAGCCGGGCACTCGGAGCAGGCGGTAACGCCTCCGTTGTCGCTCCTGTTGTCAACGTCAGCAACGACAACACCGAAGTGCGCCAGTCTCTTGACGGAGTCAACTCCGCAGTGAGCAGACTCAATCAGACGCTAGAGGACGGCATCGACGTAGAGCTGCCTATTGCAGGTCGCAGAGGCATCTACCGACGCCTCAAAGATTATCAGAAGATATTAGATAACAAGTAG